CTGATTGAAGATGAGATCTGTCGGCTTCTGGAAGTTAAGAACACCGATGAAGGAACTCGTAAGGTTGAGGCGGATGCCTTCACCATCAAGATCGCCTGCCGCATTAACCGCAAGGTCGATGGGGACTTGGCCCAAGAGATTGCGGCGGAACACGACATGCAGGACCACCTCGGCCTGCTGTTCCGCTGGAAGCCAGAACTAAGCATGGCCGCTTGGAATGGCGTGGGCGACAACGTGAAGCAAGTCTTCGCCCGCGCAATCACCTCAACCCCCGGACGCCCGTCCTTTACCATCACGAATGACACCATCAATAAGGAGAAATAAGCATGGCAAACCTCGGCGAAACTTTTGAAGTCTCATCCCTCCCGCAGGGCAACACTGGCAGCTATGACCCCCTCCCGCCGGGTTGGTACTCTGCCACCATGACGGCGGCTGAGATTAAGAATACCAAGACTGGAACCGGTCAGTACATTGCGCTGCGGTACGACATCACCGGCCCGACCCATCAGGGGCGTGTGGTGTTTGGCAACCTGAACATCCGCAACGCATCGCCCAAGGCCGAAGAGATCGGGCGCCAGCAGCTCGGTGACATCTGCCGCGCCATTGGCTTGGCGAAGGTCAGCGACACCGACCAGCTCATTGGCAACAGCCTGATAATCAAGTTGGACATTGAGAAGTCTGAGCAGTACGGCGACAAGAACCAAGTGAAGGGCTTCAAGCCCATCGCCGGTGGGGCCCCGCCCCGCGTTGCTACGGCTGCGGCGCCTGCTGCCGCCCCCGCTAAGGCCGCGCCGCCGTGGGCAAAGAAGTAACATCAATGGCCGGGGCGGAAGCGCCCCGGTCTATTTATGGGGGTAAGCATGAAAATACCTGACCGCGAAGACACCATCGAAAACCTGATCGACAAGGCGCACGAAGCCCGCCCTGACCGCCCGCGCCCCCACATGGGCGCCTCGATGCTCGGCAGCGCCTGCGAGCGCAAGATGTGGCTCTCGTTCCGATGGGCGGTGCAGCCCAAGTTTTCTGGCAGGATTTTGCGTCTGTTTCGCCGGGGGCATCATGAAGAGCCGAACATCATTAAAGATCTTCGCGCGATTGGGATTGTGGTCAAGCCGTTGACCACACAGGAGGGCGTGGACTTTGGCTGCCATGTTTCTGGTAGCATTGACGCCATCATTGAGAGCGGTGTGCCGGAGGCCCCCACTAAGCGCCACATTGGCGAGTTCAAAACGCACAGCTTCAAGTCGTTTAAAGATATGGAGGACAAGGGTGTCGAAAAATCAAAGCCTGAACATTACGCTCAGATGCAAGTCTACATGCACGGGACCGGCATCGACCGTGCTCTATACGTGGCGGTTTGTAAGGACAATGACCGCATTTACACCGAGCGGGTTCGCTATGATAAGGAGGTGGCGGAAAAGCTGGTCGCGCGCGGTAAGCGTGTGGCGCTGTCTGAGCGCATGCCGCCGCCTATATCAACTGACCCGTCATGGTTTCAGTGTAAATTCTGCGATGCGCATTCTTTCTGCCACGAGACGCAACTGACCCAGCACGTCAATTGCAGGACGTGCGCGCACAGCACCCCAAAGGATAACAGCACTTGGCGGTGCGAGCGGTACGAATGCACGATTGAAATTGAAACTCAACACGGGGGAAAAGATTGCCCGGCGCACACGCTCCACCCCGATTTGGTGCCGTGGCACATGTTCGACGGCAGCGACTGGATTGCGGTTTATGAAGTTGATGGCCGCAAGGTCAGAAATGGCGAAGGCGTGACCAGCAGCCAAGAACTGATCGCCAACGCCTCGGGCTGCGCCAACCCGGTGGTGGAAAAAATGAAACAAATATGGCCCGGCGCCAAGGTGGTGAAATGAGGCCCATTTACGAGACGGCCCAAGACCTCAAGAACGAGAGCGAAGTTGCGGCCTATTTGTCCGCCGCGTGGGGCTGCAATTTTGTGAAGCTGAAGATCTCGTATGGCCTTGACTTCGCCATCATGAAAGATGGGGTTCTTGTGGCCACGGCTGAAATCAAGTGCCGCAACTATGACCGGGCGGCAATTGACAGGTTTGGTGGCCTCATGTTGAGCGCCAGCAAGGCGCACCGGGCGGCTGAGTGGATGGCGCAGCACGGGGCTCCATTTGTCTTGGCGGCCAAACTCACGGACGGCCTGTTTGTGGCCACGATTGAATACTGGCCAGCGTATGAATTGAAATTCACCGGCAGGACCGACCGAGGAGACTGGCAAGATGTAGAACCTTGCTGCATCATCCCCATGAGCGAATTTGAAAAGATGGAAATGAACAATGACCCAGCTCCGTGATTATCAACAAAACACCATCAATGAACTTTATGCTTGGTTCTCGGCGGGCAATCAGGGAAACCCCTGCATCGTCATGCCGACCGGCTCGGGCAAGAGCCACATTGTGGCGGCCCTATGCAAGGACGCTCTGCAATCGTGGCCGGAGACGCAGATCCTCATGCTGACGCATGTAAAGGAGTTGATTGAGCAGAACGCGCAGAAAATGCGCGAGCATTGGCCCAACGCCCCGCTTGGGATCTACTCGGCCAGCATAGGCAAAAAGCACCTCGGCGAGCCCATCACGTTCGCCGGGATTCAGTCGATCGGGAAGAAGGCGAAGGAGGTTGGCCACGTCGATTTGGTGATCATCGACGAGTGCCACTTGGTCAATCACAAGGAGACCGGCGACTACCGCATGTTCCTTCAGGAGCTGATTAAGATCAACCCGGCGTTGCGGGTGATAGGGCTCACGGCTACGCCCTTCAGGCTGGGCCACGGCTACATCACCGACAAGCCCGCAATGTTTGACGCTTTGCTGACGCCGGTCAGCATTGAGGAGCTGATCTACAAGGGTTTTCTGGCGCCCCTGCGCAGCAAGCACACGACCGAGAAGCTGGATGTGTCTGGCGTGAAAAAGCGCGGCGGCGAGTTCATTGAGAGTGAGTTGCAGGCGGCGGTGGATACTGACCCAAAGAACCGGGCGGTGGTGGATGAGGTCATCCGCATGGCAGATGGCCGCAAGGCTTGGCTGTTCTTCTGCACTGGCGTCGAGCATGCCCACCATGTGGCGATGGTGCTGCAAGAGAAGGGGGTCTCTGCCGCCTGCGTGACCGGCAAGACGCCGAAGAAGGAGCGCGAGAAGATCCTAGCGGACTTCAAAGCGGGGCGGCTGCGGGCGCTTACCAACGCCAATGTGCTGACGACCGGGTTCGACTACCCCGACATTGATTTGATCGCCATGCTGCGGCCCACAATGAGCCCCAGCCTATATGTGCAGATGGCGGGCCGTGGGATGCGTCCCAAGAGCCACACGGACCACTGCATGGTGCTGGACTTTGCGGGTGTGGTGGCAACGCACGGGCCCATCACGGCGGTGCAGCCGCCCAAGACCGGCAAGAAGTCGGACGAGCCGGGCGAGGCGCCGGTGAAGGCCTGCCCTGAGTGCTTTGAACTGGTTCACCCGAGCGCCAAGGAGTGCCCGTCCTGCGGCTTTCAGTTTCCCACCGCGCAGAAGAAGTTGCAGCTCCACCATGACGACATCATGGGACTGGACGGCAGCAAGATGGAAGTGAAAGACTGGCGCTGGCGCAAGCATCTGAGCCGCACCAGCGGCAAGGAGATGTTGGCCGTGTCATACTATGGCGGCCTGTCGGACCCGGCGATTGTGGAGTATTTTCCGGTAAGGCATGACGGCTATGCGGGGCAGAAGGCGGCGCAGTCAATCTTTAACCTTAGCTCTGCATCGAGGGCTAAAATCAGTTTGACCGAAACTGATTTGGATGCAATGTCGGAGGCGCTGAACACTGGGACGCCCCCCAAAACTATTGAATACAAGAAAGACGGAAAGTTCTTCCGCGTCATGAAAAGGAGCTGGGTATGAGGCACGACAAGCCAGAAGAATTAATCGCGCATGAGAAGATGATGAAGGAGTTGTTCGCCAAGGGGCCGCCCCGGTTCTGTTACAACTGCATGAACTACAGAAGTGACGGGCGCTGCGGCGTGTTTGACATGGAGCCGCCCGAGGAGTTCACTCAGGTGGCAAATCAGTGCGACGAATGGACCATGGAGCCGCCGTTTTGAAGAAAAGATTAGTGACAGACCGGATGGGCGAGGAGCGCATCCCCACAGAACATGAAGAGCAGCGCGAACTGGTCAAGTGGTTCCGTCAAACTTTTGACGGTGTCAGAATATTTGCAATCCCCAACGGCGGCGCCCGCAGCATCACTACGGCGGCCAAGTTAAAGGTCGAGGGCGTCAGTGCTGGCGTACCCGACCTTTATGTCCCCGCATGGAAGATCTGGATTGAGATGAAACGCACGAAGGGCGGCGTTGTAGATAAAGCCCAGAAAGATTGGCACGACTACTTGACGGCGATTGGCGATAGGGTCATCGTGTGTCGTGGCGCTGATGAAGCGAAGCGCATGATAAGCATGATTGAAATGGAGATAACAGGTAAATGAAATTTCTCATCACCATGAATATGCCGTCGCGTAACAACGCCATTCACCAGATCATCTGCGAGTATCCGGCCAAGGGGCTGGCGGACTTCTGTGATGCATTGGAGCGGCGTGAGTTTACCATTGTTGAAGAGTTCTACAAAAACAGCGAGGCCGCATTTGGTGTTGATCCCTATTACTCAGTTGGACTGACCGGGATTAACTACCGCTATGTCGGGAAAATCAAGGAGCTTGGCGGCGTAACGTCCGCGCTCAAAGCAACGAAGAAGGAGTATTGATATGAACCACACTGACATC